GCTTCATGCCGTTCGGAACGTCGGTCGTCAAGAACCAAGCATTCGTGTCGGTCAAGAAGTGGTTCACGGTGTAACCGCCCGGAATCGAACCCATCGCCTTGAGAGCGTTGATGTCGTTGTCAGCGGTCGCAACACGGAGTTCCGTGTCGAGGAGGCGCTTGGCAGTGAACATCAAAGCCGGGGGAACGATAAGCTTGTTGGGCTTCGCCGCGATCAAAAGACCACGTTCGTCGGTCCAACCAGCGATCTGAATGACAGCCGCTTCCAACGAAGTTTCGTTGAGGTCAGAAGCCGTCAAACGGTTGCTGTTGGTACCACCCGAAACAAGCGGATGCGAAGCCGAGAACAACGGCTGGCCGTCACCGCCCGTGTAGGACGAGGAGAAGCCATTGTTCAGGACCGAAGCCGCCTTGACTTGCTTCGTGTACGCCATCGCTCGGGCGAGCGCCTTGGTGTATCGCTTAGACAGCGAATCGTACAGGTTGTCTTCAACCGCCTCTTCCGTGATGGAGAAGCCGAGAGCGATAGTCTCGTGGTTGTAGCGAGCAGTCCATGCTTCCTGCGCGTTGTCATACGCAATCGCAGCACCTTCGGCCTTGACCGGAGCGGCGCTGAAACCAGAAAGCTTGGTCTCTTCTTCAAAGGAACGCTCGGAGGTCTCAGTCTCGTAGATCTCCTTGTGCTCCTCACCATATTGCTTGTACTCAAGACCGAACAGGGCGTTCAAGCCCGGCAGGAGTTCCTTGAGTAATTGTGCACGTGAAATAGCCATGTTTCAGAACTCCTATTACAGGCCGACCGGGTTGTTATAAGCGTGGCCGCCCACGATCAGCGAAGTGTCCGTGATATACGGAGCATTGAACTTCACAATGACCTCTGGGTAATAAACGGTACCACTCGACACAAACGCCGTGTCTTCGACAACATCAATGATACGCATCGGCAGCGAGCGCGTGACCGCAACCGAGCCAACCAACAGACCCTGTTGCGAATCGTTCGTCGTCGTGTTCAGCGTGTTAGCCACAAGCGCCACGTTCAAGCCAATGCTCGTATACTCGAAGCCGCCCGTAGTCGAAACCACAAGCGAAGCCGTTACACCGACAGCCTTGAACAGGGTGTCCGGATCATCAACCACATACGCCGTAATGTACGTATTGGCCTTGACCGAAGTGCCCGAAATCCAAGCCTGCGAGTAGGTCGGCTGACCCGTCACAGAGGACACGAACGTGCAGCCCAAGAACACACCAGCGAAACCGCCAGTGGGAGCCGTCGTCGTAGAAGTCGTTACTTTAACGGTGCCGTCGGTATCAAACTCAACCGGGTCGCCGTAACCAATGCTTGACGCACTGGAAGCGATACGACGCTGACGAGTTGCACCGGCAAACACCTGCCCACCGATCAGATTGATCGGCTTCAAGCCATAAGGCTTGTCAACGGAAGGATAAGCCATTTGTTACTCCAAAATAAGTTATTTGCCCTTGCCAAACGAGACCGTAGTCTTTCTCTCGTTAAAGAGCGGCATACGCTCGTCGTTCAGCCTCATAAAATTGTTGTCTACAGACTGCATCTGAGACTGAGCTTGGCGGGCGTAATAGTCATCACGCTGCTTCATCAGTTCAGCCGGAGCCTTACAGAGCAACAATCCACCGATCTCAATGTTGTCTTTAAAACGTCCATTAGGATCAGCTTGCATCATCAATGTGGGTTGTTCAGAAGCCTTAACCGGCTCCCAACCTTCCCGAAACTTTGCAGACGTATTAGAGGGATCTGCTTGACCCATAATACTTGTCCGGATCCAGCGGAACACCCAACCCTCTTGCGGCTCCGGTTCAGGGAGCGTTTGGGGAGGAGTCCACGCCATTTTGCGTTGCGCTGACTCTCGATTTTCAACTTCACGAGTCAATCTATTCTCAGCCATTGTCATTCTCCAGTTTCATAAGTTCACGTGCGTACTGTTCATTGCTCAGTCCAAGTCTCTTGGCTATTGCAACTTGAGTCGGTGTCAGGCGGACCTGACGCGGCGCGGTTCCCCGCGTAACTGGGGCCACAACAGTAGCTGGCTTGTTAGTGCGAGCAGGCTTTTGGGCTTGCTTCGTTTGAGGCTGTTCATCCTCTTCGGCATCGTCAAATGCCTCGGGGAATCTTTTCCTCATATTTTCATCGACTCGGCGGTAATACTCGTCTGTACTCGGGTCTACGCCGCTCCGGACCAGTTTTTCGTGCAGGCCGAGTGCGAGGGCGGTCATCTCCTCGTCAGCACCAAACCAAGTGTTTTTCTCTTGCCACGCTTTAGCCCTTGGATCGGGCTGCGGTGCAGGAGGCACTGGAGGTGTCGTTACCTGTTGATTCTGTTCTACTCTTTCCTCTTGCTTTTGTAAAGCAGGGGTGAATCGACTGAGGTTTTGAAGCTTTAGCTTGGCATCAGTCATGAGTTCCTGAGCGGCGGCAATCTGCTCCGCATCCCCGGCCTCATATGCTGATTTCATTCGCTCTTTAGCCAGATTCAAATCAAATGTGGCGTAGCGTTGCGCTTCTCTAGCAAGTGCCTGCTCACTTTGGCCGAGCCGTTCTTTGACTTGCTTGATCTCTTGCTCACGGATCTGGGCAAACTTAAGAGCCTCTTCTCGCTCTCGCAGGGCACGCTCTTTCTCACGACGCTCGTCGTGCCAGACCTTTTTCATCTGGGAGAGACGCTTCTTGACCTTCTCGGAGTACTCCTCAAGGTCGTCATTATCAAGCTCGTTCACTACCTCCTTGGGTAGCGGCTTACGGCCCCGGTCTTCTGGCGGGGTGTCATCCTCAATCTCTATCTCAATTTCATCCGTAACGTTTTGATTAGCCTCGGCTTTTTGTCCAGCCTCCGCCTCAATCTCGTCCGGGAACTTAAATTCGGTTTGATCATTAGCCATAATGTTTTACCTTACACGCGACGAATGCCACGGGGATCGTCTACAACTGCTTCCACCGTGTCGTCGTTGATGATGCGGAACTCTCGTCCGTGGATGACCAACCGGGTACCGGCATAGGGTCGGGTCAACACAAAGTCGCCCTCCTTACACCACGGGCCAGTCGGAAAGCGGTCCTTATCTTGGTAGCAAAGGTCGCCCATCTTGATGACGAACAGGACGACCGTAGTCATCTCTTCCGTCCTCTTGGTGTCCTCAGCCTTGATGATGCCGCCTTCGTACTCCTCCTCTACGTGCGGAACCGCACAGAGGATTCGATACCCCTTCGGGTCTGGCAGTTGAGAGGCTTTCTTTGCCTCCTCCTGCGTCTTTTCAATATCAATATTACTCATCGTCGCGCTCCAAGCGTTTTGCAAGGTCTTTGATGTAGCCGGTTGCAAGGTCAAGACCCTGAAGTGCTCCACACAACCGTTTGTACTCACCTTCATCCAATTTGCCTTGGATGAGGCTTTCTATGATCAACGTGCGCTCCTCCTTGAGTTTGGCCTCAAGGTATTCCAGAGCGTTGCTATAAGCCATTTACCTATCCTCACTTACCTCCCGGACCGGGAATCTTTCTCGACCGTGGGCTAGTCGCCATCGGGTTGACGCTGCGTTGCGAGGACTGATCTTGTGCCTTCGCAATCTCAACGCCGAGTCTCGTACCCTCAAGCTGCTGCCGGTTCGATTCTTGCGCCTTGTGCTTCTCGATATCCGCACCAAGACGGGCTGCATCAAGCTGCTGCCGACCAGAGATCTCGGCCTCGCGTAGGCGAAGCTCGTCTTCCTTGGCCGCTGCGTTGATGATGTTCTGCTGTTCTTTGAGACGCAGTTCTTCCTGCTTTACCTGCATCTCCATCTGCGCCTTCATCTGCTTGGTCTGAGCCTCCATCTGCTTGATCTGGAGGTCCATCATCTGCATCTGAACAAGCGGGTCTTGCTGCTGTTGAGCAATCTGCTGCGCCTGCATCTCGGCCTGATCCTTCTGAAAGAGGCGTTGCGCTGCGACGGCGCTGATCTGCGACACCTGAATCTCCAACTCGGGAGGCATGTCGTACTCTTCGTTGTCGTCTTGCGGCAAGGGCGGCAGAGCCACACCAAGCTGTTTCTCGATCTCTCGGCGGTACTGGAACGCCAAGTGCTCCATGATGTGCGACTGGAGTGCAGCATTGATCTGCTGCCCCATCGGGTTTTGACCAATAAGCTGAGCCATCTTCGGATCACTGCCAAACGCCATGTGAACCTGAATGTGCGCTTCGTGGTCTTGATACATAAACGCCTTGAGCGGATTGCCCGTCATTGCGTCCATATTCTCCGTGACCGGATCGCGTGGCTTCTGATCGTCCGGCATCGGCACTAACTTCTCCGCATTTTTAACGCCGAGCACCTCGATCATCTGACGATGCAGGAGCGGGAGGTTGTATAACTGCGGGGCTTGTTGAGCCAACTGCATCACGGCTTGGTACTGAACCACCTTCTGCGACATCGTTGCCGCGTTCGGATCACTGACCGGGATGACATCTACATCGTCGTAGTCGGACTTCTTAGCTTTACGCGAACCAACTTCAGGCTCGTAGCTGTACTCCTCTGGCGTATAGTCTCGGATGATCGCAGCAAGTAGTTTGAACTCCTGCTTCATCGCGTAGTAGATGCGGGCTTGAACAGCCGACATCACTTTCAGAACGCGCTCCAAGATGGCTAGTGTGGTACCGACCGGCGCTTGGCTCGACATATCGCTGACTTTGAGATCCGATACCGCAGCAAAACGGCGTCCTTCTTCAACGATCTTATCGAGCATCAAAGCCAAAACTTGGCTCGGCTCTTTGTACGGCAAGGGGAGAATGTTGTCCCGCACCGCACCACTTGGAATATCTACGTCTCGCCACTCACCCGGAGCGATTGGAGTATCGTCTCCTTTAATTCGTAGTCCTCTAGATTTGAGTCCTCCGGGGAGATTACTGAGGGTTCCGGCGTCCACCAGTTGTCGAAGGAGGGACGTTGCAGCTTTACTGTGTCCCCCGATAAGGTGAATAAGGCCGAAGTAGTAAAATCCAAATCCGGGGATATATCCGTAATGGACAAAGTGCTGTCGTTTGGCTTTGAGTTCATCGTCTTCTCTCCAGTTCCTGCGAATTGCTAGAACTGTTCCCGTTCCCTTCTCAATCGTCACCACGTAGGGAAGAGCAATCCCGGTCTCGTGGTTCTCATCATCCACATCCGGATAACCCGGCAGATCAATGTTCACGTGCATCTCAAGCAACTGGAACCTATCGTCCATGCTTGCACTGAAGCCTTGATCCTCAGCCTTCTGCTTCTCCACCTCGTCCATGACGCGAACCGGTTCACCCAAGTCCACATCACGATAGAACCCAGCGTACTGAAGCTTGGCTAACTCATTCTTAGTCTTACGCATCCGGTGCGTAACACGCTCAGCCGTCTCAAGGTTCGCAGCACCGTAGGGCACCACGATATCTTCAGCCGGGATATACACCGCAGTCTGGCGACCCAACGACGGGTCAAAGTACACCTTCTTAAAGGCGTTACCCGCCAAGGCCATCGACAGCAGCATCCGCTCGTGTTCCGGGCGGTACTCCTTCATTACCTCGGTGAGTTGGAAATTCATGTCATCAACGACACGAACAGCAGACTCTTTCTTCTCTGCCGTTTCCTTGCCGATGATCTTCGCCTTGACCGGACCCATCGCCGGGAAGGTCTCCATGATTGTCTCGGACTGGAACTTAACCGCGCTCTCCATGAGCAACGGGTGGAACACGCCACACGCACCCGGCCACGGCTCCGTTCTATCCTCATATCTTATTCCGAGGATCTTCAAACCTTTAACGTAGGTATCTAGCCAATCTTTGCGGCTGGAGAGGTCTTGCTCGTACTGCCCGATCAATTCAGAAGCAAGGCTCTGAAGTTCGTTCTCGCCCATGTATTCGGCAAGGTTGGCATCGAACTCATCGGCACGAGGCTCGGCTTTAGACATCTCAATGACGGCACCATCCTCGTCAGAGAGTCCTTCGACCTCAATCTCGATCTCAATCGGCTCCATCTCAGCGGCAAGGACCGCGATACCTTGGGGAGCCTCCATCAAACTTTTATCGACGGCCATCGTAATATCCTCTAGTTACCAAACCCACGAAACGTAGCTGTATCGCACGCCTTTAGTTACCACGTTAACTTTATGTGGGTACATGAAATTACTCGGGAAAACCATCACAGTACCGGCTTTTAGCGGCACCACATAGTCATCCCACATTATTAATTCGCCACCCTCGTAGTCATCGTTGAGACCGCCCAGTATGGTAAGGATCGGAACTCCTTTGTCCCCACCGTCAAACAAAGTCTTGATGTGGTCACAGTGAGTTTTCATCTCTGTGCCGGTCTCGTACTTGTTAAACCTTACTTCTGAATACCCATCCCAAGTCTTCCACCAAGTAAGATCTTTCATGTCCTCGAAGATGTAACGCTTTAGCAGATCCGAAATCTGTAACTTCAGGATCATCTGCTCGGGGAGGTCTGGGTAAGATATGGACAGGTCATTATCAAACGAGTAGCTACGACCTTTTACGTTGTAAGTGTGAAGTTCCCAGTCAACTGACTTCAGCTTTGAGACAATAGTGTTGCTAAACGACTCGCTCAGAAAGCCGTTATAAATCTTGACGTAACTTCTTAAGTCGTAGTTCACTAATAAAATCCTTCACGACGATGGCTCTTAAACCATCGGGTCGGTTCCGGTTCGTCACTGGGAAGCTGAATAAAGCCCCCCTGTCTGAATCGAAGTAGGGCTAGGGTGGTGGCGTCCACCAAGTCGTCATGGGTACCGGAGGGGAAGTCGTTGCATTCCTCCACTACCTCCCAAGCCCAGCGTCGGTCAGGCACCCAGACTATACCGGAAGAGAATAGGTCAGTAACCGCATTAACTCTTGAAATCTTATCCTGTCCCTTACCGGGGGTGAACTCAGCAATCGGCACACCCATCCGCCGCATCTCCTGATACAGCGCCGCACCGTTGGACTTTTTCTCCACGATGAACGTGTCCGGGTTCCACTCCTTATATTGCTCAAGGACAAGGCTCTTTAGTTCCGGGAACTCCAGCCGCTCTTTGATCGCGTTCAGGAGGATGATGTTGTAGTTCTGGGTCTCCTCGTTCTTGAAGACCCCCCAAGTCAGCAGGGCGTTGTAGTCCGACCGGTTGGTTTTCTCTTGGGCAGCGTCGAGCGTCATAATAATGTGCTCGCACATCGGGGGATTCTCTGGCTCCCAGACCTGCCACCACTCTCTCTTTATAAGAGCGCCTTCCTCCGAGGTCGGCTGCTGCATGTACTGGGCCTGCCAATACCGCACATCCATGCTGGCCTTTTTTGCCAGCAACTCGTCAATGCCCCAGAACTCAGGCCAGAGCGGTTTCTCATTTAATATGGCCGGGAACTCGACCACTTCCCACTGGTCTGCCCCTTCTTCGCGGGTCATGTGATCCACGATCTTGCCGGTCAGGTCCATCTTGCTCCACCGCGTCATCACCACGATGATCGCGCCACCCGGCATTAATCGCTGGACCGGGCCTGACTGGAACCACTCCCAAGCCGGTTCAAAAACGTCTGCGCGACCTTGTTTAGCTTCCTGTTCGGAGTGGGGATCATCAATAATGAACAGATCAGCGCCTCGACCAGCAAGAGCACCGCCAACACCGATAGCAAAATACTCGCCGTTAAAATTAGTACCCCATCGAGAAGCAGATTTAGAGTCAGCTTGAAGTTCGACAGTAGGGAAGATGTCACGGTAGTTCTCCGCTCCCACCAAGTTTCTGACTCTGCGGCCAAAGTTCACGGCCAGATCCGCCGTGTGAGACGCCATGATGACCTTTTTGTGCGGGTATTTCCCGAGGAACCACGCAGGAGCGAGGTAACTGATCATCTCTGACTTGCCATGACGCGGGGCGATGTTCACGATCACCCGTTTCTTCACGCCGTTGGCAATTTCTTCAAAAATTCGCGCCAATTTCCGGTGGTGAGGGCCGACTTTATAGCCGGGGTACACGTGATTGATGAAATCGAGGAAGGAATCTTTCCCTTTTGCCTGCGTTAGCTGGTTTTGGTACTGCTTTAATAGGTCAGCGACACGCCGCTTCTCCTTGTCCGGCATCGTAGGCAGGGCAAGTTTCAGCTTTTTGATGTTTTCTTGGGTTAGTTGCATCTTATGCAGCGGGGGGCGAGGTCGGAGCGTCGTCAATCGGGGTCCAAATCGCAGCGACCGGGAATAAACACTCCTCACAAAACAGTCTGCCGTCTACAGATAGATAAAAAGTAGGCTGCTCGCAGTTTCCGCAAACCATAATCGTCACTTCTTCTTCGACTTCGGTAGTCTTTTTACCCTTTTTGCCTGCGAATTTGACGACGTTTCCCACAATTTAGTCTTTTAGCAGGTCACGGATGCCTTGCGACTCCGGTCCCCACAGACCAATCGGACATCTTTGACCTTTTAACCGTGTTTTAGCCGCGATGATGCAGCCGCAACGCTTACAAATCCCCATTTTGTTGTGTTCACAAGGATCGCAGTGAGCACGGCGGTCCTCAATCGTCCTTTCTCTAGCCAACAGAGACATTCTTTACCCCACTTTCTTCGTCAATAACCGTGTACTCGATGCCTTCCAAGACCGAGAGAAGCTCTTTCTCAACCTCCTCAATCGGCTTGATGATGTGCGTGACCTCGCTGCGCTTCTTAAACGCATCAACGCCGTCCACTTCGCCTAACTTAGTGATGGCTTGGATACGGGTCTTGCTGTTTTCAGCGTGTTCCACCTCGTAGACCAGCTTGTTTACGACGTACAGCTTCAACTCAGACAGGTCATCCACGATAGCGCAGTTGCTCTGCGCGACTAATCCGGCCAAGAACGCCATCGTCTCGTTCGGGTACTTGCTGTAATCAATGCGGGTCTTGGGATTGGCAAGGTGCTGAGTCGCAATCTCCTTTGCCACTGCAATGTCGTTCTCGTCCGGACAAAGCGGAGTCCCAGTCAGATCGGATATGAGCTTAATTGTCCTTGCCCTCATCTCGATCTCAGCCTCGGGAGTCAACTCCGGCAAGGCTTCGGCCGCGTTTGCGGGGAGGGCGATGTTCTCTTCAATCTCTGGGATAAGAAGGTCTTGCATGGTTTTTGCGGGGGGCTAAGTCCCGGATCAACACTATATAGCAGAAAATAAAAAGCATGGTACCAAAAAGACAACCGGGGGTGTTTTATAGGCGAGGGGGGTGGGGGTCGAGCTTGGTAAAAAACGTAATTAATGATGTAGATAGAGGCGACTTTCTAAAGCCGGCTTTTGAAATGAGTGGTGTCGTTTGTGAGTATTCAAGTGTAGAGGTGGGACAGGGGGACCCACTTACAGATCGGGGTCATGGGGTATGGGTGGGGTCTGACTCTGCCCGGTTTCGCCCGCGCCGCGCCCGGCCGGGGGCGTATTAAG